CACAAACCTGATAACAATCACCATCAATCTCACAATCTGGAAATGCACATGAACTGGCCCAAACCTTAGCTGCCAATCTTTCTTCATCTGAAAATTTTGATTTCCCATCAATCTTACTAGTCATCACACCGATGATAACCGAATATGCAGCTTCCAAAATCTTTGGTGCCATCTTCTGATCGAAATTCTTATAATCTCCAGCAATAAGCGTATCGAATCCGAATCGAGTTATAAAGGTGAACAATTTGCTCCAGATTCTACTATACGTATTCATACCAGGTGCAGAAAAGAAAATAAATGGGTTCCTCTGAACCACTCGAATATAAGATAAAAATAACATTCTGCCTAGCAGTATGCTATAAATATTCCCTGCCATAAAAAGCCGGGGTCCTCTTATCTTATTTTTCTCAGGAGAGATACCTTCATCTTTCATATTAGCCGAAAAGAGCAACCGTGGTCGCTCTCCTGCTATCATCATATGGTAGTATCTCCACAAATTCTTTTCAAATTGTGGTTGCATTGTATAGGTCACAGTTCGACCATCAAAATCTGTATATAAAAGCTCACGCTTTGGCTTATAATAAGGAAAGCCAGCGCTAGTTTTCACCTTAACAGAATCAACATATGCAACTCCATCAGCTCCATTAAGCGCAGTTTCCAAATCATACACTTCAAACAAATTGTGCTCCTCCTTGGGTAAAGATTGCAAGATCTGTTTAATGTAGACCTGCACGCACTCCTCAAGTATATCAGCATCAATATTGTTGCTTGTCCGACCTAGATTACGTGCATGTAAAACTTTGGCTTTCCAATCGAATTTTGGGGCTTCCTTAGTACAAACATAACCAAATTTCTCAAACATCGAACGAAAAGGAGTCACACGAACATTAGAAACCATCTTCTTCCTACCTATATCCGAGATTTTTCCAATCCAAAAGATATTAAATCCTGTTATTGAAAAATTCTCATCATCAGATTTGTGTTTGGGATGCAATGCACAAAGTTCCGACATAGCTTTCATTTTCACTGGCTCATCATTAGCATCCAATATTACATCAGATGCCTGGTTAAGATCACCAAAATGCACAGGGGCAAAAGTTACACAGTTCTGATACTGAGCCACTGTTATTTCAGTCTCGACCTCACATGCCGCTCGTAAAGCATCCTTCGCTCGCAGGAGCCAAGTTCTGGTAACCAACGCAGCTTGAACATCCAATGAATCTTTTAGAGACATAGATTGGTGTATACCTAATATACACGCTCCGTGAGGTCCACACGCTAAAACTATCCTACCACAATCACCAGATTTCGTAGGAACAGTCACACGAGCCTGAACAGACCTACCTCCAGGTTCCATCCAACTCGCAGCTGGCATTACATTGGCCAAGGTTGTATGACCCTCTACCTCAGTAGTAGGCAAACAAAACGAATAATCCTTAAAAAGGGACCAATCATGGTTCTCCTCTATGAAGAAATCATACTTATCATTCCGCACTGGTAACTCTGCCACATGCATCAACGCAATATCATTAGTTTTATTCCTAACGATTCTTTTCTTATTTATTGGAATCCTCATAAGTTTACCTCCAGAGGATCCAAAAGGAAAAGCTATATTCATTACCGTAGGAATATCAAACACACCATTTAATGAGTGATTATTCAATAACATATATTGACCACCCACCAAATAACCGTGGCAAGCTGAAGTTCCTTTGCTAGATTCAAACACAACAATGACTATATTATTCATCAGTGAAGTAACAGCTGGATCCATAGCCGTTCCTCTTGCACAGCGTGTAGCTATGCCAAAAGTATCAGCTAAGGCACTATCCTCGAACCACACATTACGTGGTGCTTCCGAACCTCCTGGCCCAGGGCATGGTTCTGGCCTTCCCATTTGCGGAACAGCCTTTACACTCGGCACAAACATACCTAGTCTCTTGGAGGCAAACAAGCACCCAGAGATCGCCGCGACTAAGGCTAGTATCAACAAATTCCTATATGTCATACGCGCTTTTATTTCCCTATACAAATTGAACAAGAAAAGGGATCTGCGCGCTCGCGCATATAGATTCATAGATCCAGCAATGCAGTACAACGACGAAAAATAAGCTGAGTACGCTAATGATGATAAAACACCCTGAAAAGTCCATTGCTCCAGCACCGCTTGACAGCGTTGCTGAAACCAAATTCGTGTGGCTAACATTTCCTCTTGAAAGTACCTCGTAAACTCGGCACAGACCTGAGGATAATATTCAACCACTGTCTCTTTCACTGAGGTATCCAATTGAACACTTAACCGTTCTGATACCACGTGAATCATATCCGCTTGGATTCCTCTCCAAATAGATCTAACAAATCGATAGATCACATAACCTACAATACAAATCAAACACAGCAAAAAGAGTTGATACCAGTAAAAGTAAACCGTTGGAATAATTGGTTTGGCCTTAGCAAATGAAAAGCATGTACCACTTTGCACAACGCTAGCTAAAGCTAAAGCAGCTGCGGCCCTATCGGCCTGCAACTTTGCAACAACTCTACGAGCAAGAATAGATCGTCTCATATTCTCAATGCGTGTAGCCATCTTTTCCTTCTCAGCCTTTCTTGTGGCAATGCCACGGGGGCAATTGTCACAACTACACAAACAAGTTGGGACTAAAGATGTGGGGCACAAAGTAACTTTAGCATACTCCTCCTCACGATCCTTGACCAAACCTTCAGTAGCTCTGTGCTTAACATAATCAGCACTCATGCATTCCATTAATTCATAAAATGAATTGAACGTACGAGTAACAGGTAATTGTCCTGCAGTATATGTATGCATATCAAAGGTCCAAAAATTTGGAAATAATCTGCACGATCCAGAACCTAAAGCTTCGTATTCAGCATCAGTCATATTGCCCGCCTTCAAATGACCATTTACATTAAATGGACCTTGCTTCAACTTTACAGTAATGTAAAATTGGAACCTTCTAAAAACGGCAGCAGGAGAGTTGAAATCGATATGCGCATCCATATCCAAACGATTTGTAGTAGCACAAACAGCTCGAATATTACACGAAAATTTACCTTTTTCATCATTCTGATTCATATCCGGATTAAAGGGTGAACTATTAAGAACATGAATTATATCCGTCAATGATTCATCAACCTTCTTAGAAGATGCTCTAAACGTAGCAACATCATCCAATATCAACCACAATTTCTCTGAGTTAAAATTCGACCAAAACTTAGATCCTGGCGGTCTACGAAAAACAGCATTCTTATCAAATGGCATACCATCTCTCAATGATAACCAAGTAAAAATGCCAGTCATCAGTGTAGTTTTCCCAATTCCAGGTAAACCATGTAAAAGAATCCCAAAAGGTGGAATTCTAGTCGAACCGGTATCCTCCCGTATCCGCAACTCTGCAAGGAAACAACGAAGTTGATCATAAAGTGATTTATACAACTTTAATGAATCCCTAGAACTTGTTAGAGTAGATAACTGCACAGAAATACGATTGTACTGGGCAATAGCATCAACTAGCTTAATGCGCAGAACCATAGAATCCATACGTTGTCCTTTCTCATCAAGAAGCAAATCGTTACCAACAAATTTCTGATGCAACAGCAACTCCATTGAATCTTTTTCCCATTTACGAATACTTGATGGAATACCAAACAAGCTTCCGCCATGATATATATCATGCCCAGCCGATAACAACCAATTACAAGATTCACAAATACCTTCAAACAAACAAGTGGCCTGCATTCCAGGATGGCTCTTAATAGAGCTAACAAGCTCATCATAAGCTCTTGGCTCAAAGCGCCCAGAACGCATCAAAGTACCAAGTGCCATAAATGAAGTAATTAGTTTTAATACCTTTCCACTAGAAATAAACTGTGCGCCTTCTTTGCCCATGGATAGGGCCGATCGAATAGCTTCAAATGAATCAACCAATCCAGCCTGATATGTAGCAACAGGTGGAAGTTCACACCATGTGGGAGCACTATTAATGCTATCAATGTCCGTGGCCCTCTTTGTGCGAGCAGCCTCCTCCTTTGAAGGACAGCTTGCAGCAAATTTATCAGCTGATAATTGAACTCGTTCGTTAATTCTCTGCCGAAATGTAGACATAGATTGGCTCGCTGTAAGATGCGTAATCACCTTAAAAGCACAAGCTGACAATCCAGCAACCTTCTCACAAGATAAGCCACCAAATTTCTTTGTAACACGAACACCTTGCTCAACTGTATGAGTCATATGCTCAACAAATTCACTAATTTGAGTTCCAAGTTCAGAATGCAAGAAAACATCATCAATTGTAAATTTCGTATTAGCAATACCATTACAAATCTTTGTTCCCAAAGTTGATTTCCGAAATTGCTCCAATGCTTGTGTAATTGCAAGAGTTTTCGCTGTGCTATTGACATGGTAAGAAGCAATAATTAGCCCAGCAACTAAGCCAACAATATCCTCAAGCTGATCTACATGCTCTCCTTTTTGATCAGTAATTGCATTATATAAACCCTGACCAACATAAAATCTCTTAGGTGCAGTAACAACGACACCATCACAAAGAGCCTGATATGTAGCCAGAGAGTATTGAGTATAAACCCACGATCTAGCAAAATCCTGAATTTTCGGTTCATAATATCCAATAAATCTCTTCAAATCAGCGCGAAATGCAGCAGTCTTTGATAATTTTGGACCAGGAACAATTTCAGGTCCAGAGTCAGGATCTGGTCCCAGTGGCTCAGGATCGGAACCTGGCAAATCTGGGATTCGGTTGTAAACATAACGCAAACAATAAGATTTTCTTTCTTTACCATTAGCTTTCCACTGTGTTTTAATAACAAAATACACATAACCATTACGGTATTGTGAAGTGATAGTATAAGGGAGTAAATAATCCAACTGAGACATAGCTCCGTAAAGCACGCTCTGTTTTATTTTTGCATCCTTAGATTCATCACTTGTCAAAAAACGATTCTCAAACTGAAAGAAATCTTCAAAACCAACAAAATTACATGCTAGTGAGACTACTAGCCAAGCTATAAATAAGCTTGTAATAGGATAGCAATATAGCAATCCACCAGTCATAAGACAATAATAAGACCACAAAAATGCAGCCTTGCGAATATTATATATATTAAATATTCTAATCATCAGCTTAATCATATCATCTCCTAAAGTAACGAATAACCAAAATCCATAGCGAAAGACAAAACTAAGACCGGAGAAAAATCCAAATCGAAGATGCCTTAAATAACCGTTATGCAAATCAATAAATAATTGCAATACATAACTAAAACCGCTATAACTCAAAACAAGAAGCATCATAGTCAAAGTAGACCATGTCAAAACGCAACGGGTAAGTTGCTTATTGCCCCAAGTAGCTATAATTGAATTTTGGATATCGAAAAATAAAAACGTAGATAATACACGACCAATCCTAAGATCAGTCTCGGGAAATATAATGACCCGATTTACAACACCACCACCAAGGGTAGAATCATCCTGTGATTCCACAACAACACGTATTCCACCGTCCACCACAAGTTTTCCTTCTCCAAAAGAAGTTATGACTGAGGTCGCATGTCCATTCCATGCGTGCCTCAAGCTGCCGAATCCAATCGACTCACACACACTCCTATCCATTACAGACAAAGTGCCGTCCAGTCCGCCAAAAGCGAGACTTCCTCCACATGTTGAGCTTATTAGGCTCAACAAACATACAATGTATTTAAACATCATATATCGAAAGGGTAGTTTTAAGAGAGCTACCTTCTTTTACTTTTGCCCGCAGGCTAAGTGTCTACCTGAACACCAATCTAACAAAATCGATGGATAAACCGCAACACTACCAGTAGGTGCCCACCACTAAGGGCTAGCTTTATTGTGACCTGGCGAGCCAAAACGAGAAACATAACATAACTCGGTAGCACCATCACACGGGGAGTTTATTTTATTTTTAAAAGAAAATTAACCCCCCAAAACAAAAGAAAAGAAATTTAAGCATCCTAGTTGATCCCCTATCTGAATCACTCCGCTAAATATATCAAGGGACCACTAAACATCAAGTTGTAACCAACGAGTAAAGTGGGAATAAGTTTTAAACCAAATTTCAAGGTTGGCCCACATCCAGGGCCTAGATAATAAGTTTGAATTCAAATTTAAGGAATGTGCATTGCAATGCACTAGTGATAGTTTAATAACATATCAAGGTTATGAGAAACGCAATAAAATGAAAGTAAGTCACATAACATACATCTACAAAAAGCGAGAAAAAAGAATTCTCCACCTGCGCGAGCAAAAGCTAGCAAACAAACGTTTTGATTATCTCTGATCAATGTATACAAACAAAATAAAAGCGGATCTCAATGGGTAGTTTTAAAATATACCCAGATTTAGGAAGTCAAAATTATAACCATAATCTAATTCTCAGACATATACATCCACAAAAAGCGAGGGTAAAAATCTCCACCTGTGCTATAAACACAAACGTTTTGCTTATCTCTAATTAAAGTATAAAAAAGGATTGATAAATTGAATTCCTGTTGGGCAGTTTTTGGCATGCCCAGGCCATGCACCCGTCATCCCCTAACCAAGCATAGTTAAGGTCAAGTTGCAAAAACATACTTCCGTCTGAAGCAGCTTGCGAATAAGTTTTAAACCAAATTTCAAGGTTGTCGATTAGATATTCCACGTCGACTGTGGGAGCTTGTTAATTCAAGTAGCATCCTAACTCTAGATTCTCATACAAAATACACAAAAATACATCAGTAAAATGATTAAACAATAGCACTACTATAAATAGTAGTACTAAGATAATAAATTCACATCTATAAATTAATGATATGGCCGGCCTAATCAAGGCACGCCAAGTAATACGCTTTCA